TAAGTTAGTCGCCGTAACACCATGCCGGGTACCTGTTAAATATATGGTCTTACTCTCAGCGTTGAGATATGCTATCCTATTTTTATGGTTTATAAAGATACTAATAAAAAACCTACAGCTGCAAAGCGTTTGAGTATGCTTACACCGGATGGGTTGAGGAGAAGGGTCTTAGATGCTATCCCTACATGGGAGAAGTGGCACAGAGTATTACGACAAGTGGCTGTCTTGTTACCTACGCATGGCGATATAGATGCGATTGCTGAGGCTTTGGAGATGACATCTGACTCTTTAGAGAAGTTGATTAAGAAAAACCCCGATTTTGAAAAATTTTTGGAGGCTTACGCCTCTACTGGTGAATACCCTGTACAAGAAAGCAAGGGGGTTATATTAAAACATAGTCATCTTGTAGAACAGTTAGCCAACGAGTCTAGTGTTATTGCGTTAATCAAATTAGAAAGAAGTAATAAGTCTAACTTAGACCAGAAGATTGTAGAGGATGCCGGTTGGTACCTTAACATTAAGCATGATTCCGAAAAGTATAAACAGTTCGTTGACCACAACACTACTAAGTATAGAGAAAAGATAGAGTATAAAGCAGCACAGGCTAAGAGTAGCTCTAACGGTAGTGGCTTACAACACTTTAAGCAAACTATAGACCCAGAGGAACTAGCTCCTGTTGAATAAATATACTTACATGCCTACAGAATGGCAGAAAAAACTACATGGCGTTAAGTCTAGGGTTAAATATATATGGGCTGGTCGTAGGGCTGGTAAAGGTAGAGCAGTTATTCAGGAAGCTTTAAGTCTTATAGATGAAACATCTAAGAAAAAGTTTGTAGTTAATGGTGTTGATATGACTAATACCCTAGTACCCCCTATACATATATGGACAGTGGCTCCTACACGGGCACAGATGAGACAGGTATGGAATGAAATGAAAGCGTTTATTCCTGAACACCTAATTAAGAAAAGAGTAGCCGGTCAAGCAGGTGGTAGAGGTTCTGGTTGGAAAGAAGATGAGATGTATGTAGAACTGGAAATGAGAGATGAATTAGGTAATTGGCTTCCGGGTACACACAGAAGAACTGTATTGTGGGAGTTAAAGTCAGCAGATAACCCTGAGTCATTACAGACTGTAGGATTAGACTTTTTACACATAGCTGAGGGTCAGGATATTAAAGAAGCTGCATGGCATAAGGTAAGACCTACTCTTAACTCTCCGGGTAGAATGGGCAGGGCTTGTATAGAAGGTATACCACCTATATCTAGGTCTCACTGGTTCTCTAGGAGGTTTCGTGCTGCAGAAAACAAACCAGACAATAATGCAGTATCTATAAGAGCAACTACATTTGATAACCACTATCTTAGTAAAGAACAGTTAGAAGATATACAAAAAGAAAAAGAACTAACTACAGAAGCTATATGGGAGAGACACTATATGGCTAAACAACCTGAGGGTGCTGGTGGGTTCTTTTCTAAAATACATGAAGCTAGTACTGGTAGAGAACAGTTAAGACCCTCTGCAGATAGACAGTATGTAGCTGGATTAGACTTAGGTAAACAAGTAGACCCTACAGTATTAATTATTAAAGATAGAGTAACTAGAGAGTCTGTATATGCTATGGAAATGCTTAAGACAGACTGGGTACTACAGAGAGAAAGTATAGCAAAGGAATGTGAAGATTGGGGTGTGCAAGAAGTTAGAATAGATAGTTCAGGTATGGGTGGTGATGTAATCTATGATGAGCTATTAGCTATGAATGTACCGGTAGTAGCATTTAAGTTTACACCACAGTCTAAATACCAATTATTTCTTAACTATGCTATAGCCTTACAAAATGGTACTGTGCATTTTCCTACATCTTGGGATAAACTAAAGAATCAGATGGAGGCGATAGAGGTGAAACAGTCCGGTATGGGTTATCAGTTTTCACACCCTGATAGTCCACATGATGACTGGGTAGATGCTGAATGTTTAGCATTAATGGCTTGCGACCCAGCTATGCTAGATGAAAACCAACAGCAAGTAATACCTAGCATAAGGACTTTAGAACCTTTAGGTGGTGTGTCAAATACTTCTAGAATTATTCAAAGAATAAAAAGAGAAAGAAGAAGAAAACAAATAGAGGAGCTTCAAAATACTCACCCTGATTTGGTGCTAAATGGAGTTCCGTTAACACTTGAGGAGAATGTCCAATGGCAATGAGTTATGCTGAAATGGAAAGTGCTGCAGAACAGACTGCAAATTTTTTATCTGCATCTCCAGAAGATGAACCAGAACTTACTTTACAATGGATTAGAGCACAAATGTCGCAAGAAGGAGTTATGGCTTCCTTCCGTAATTTTTATAGAAACTGCGAAGAAGCAGATGATTTTTATTTAGGTGATTTTGATTTTTCAGTACCAGAAGGTGGTAACCAAGTAAAACTAGGTACTTTCCATTCTATTATAGAAACACTTGTAGCTCATGCTAGTCCTAAGTATATAGACATAGATGTACCACCACCGGGTCCTAGAGCTGCTGCTAGAGCAGAGCTTATAGAAAAGTTCCTACAAGGTGCTCATCACATGATTCAACAAAATACTCCTGTACAAAGAGAGATAGTAAAACATCAAGGATTGTATGGTGTTGCATGGGCAAAATACGAATTTGCTGGACATATGTGGAGTGATTTCCCAGACCAAGAAGAAGGTGAGTCAGATGCTTCATACAAGGAGAAAATACAGCAAATCATTACTGACAGAAAATTTAATTTCCCAATAATTGCTGAGGTTGTGAATCCTCAAGAGTGTGTGTGGGATATAGCATCTACAAATCCTAGATGGATTATAAAGTTTTGTGAGATGGATGCTTCATGGGTAAAAGCACACTTTCCAGAGTACGAAGGTAAAGTAAGTGGAACTGTAGAGTTTTTAGAAGTATGGACATCTACTCATGTAGGTTATGTAGCTGATGATAGATGGGCTATGGCACCTAGACAACACAATTACGGAAAAATACCTTTTGTACAGTACTACCCACAAATGGGTGTAAAAACTATAGGTAGAAAGCCAGAACATCTATATAGAGGTATAGGTCATGGTAACTTTGGTATGCTTAGAGCAGAATCAAGATTAGCATCGCAGTACTTAGATATAGTCGGTAGAAATGCTTGGGCTAATATTTCATTTAGAGGACCTAGAGGTCTTACAGAAGAAGTTATGTCAGAGTATTCTCAAGAGCCGGGTGCTAGAAACTATGTACCACCTAATGTTGAAGTAGTTCCAGACCCAGTAGCAGAGGCACCACAAAGTATATTAATAGCTATGCAAACTATAAAAGGTGCGATAGAAGCTAATACAGTTCCTAGCGTAACTAGAGGAGAAAGACCAGTAGGAGCAGCATCTGGTTATCATACTGCTGTTCTTGCAGGTATAGCTAGTTTAAACTTTAGTGCTGTAGCAAATGCAACCGAAAGAGGTATGCAGGAAGCTAACGAAATATTATTAAGGATAGTTGAAGATGTAATTATGGATGAGGTTACTGTATTTGGTAAAACAGAATCAGGTAACTTAGATGCTAAACTAAAACCTAACGACATTCGTGGACATCATGTAAGCATAGTTAGGTTAAATAGCACTAGCCCAGAAGAACAAGAAAGAAAACTAGGTCTTTGGAGAGATACTTGGAGAACTGGTTTCGTAGATTGGGCAACAGCATTACGAAGTGCTGGTGTATCTAACCCATTAGAAGTTATAGGTAACAGAATAGCTGAAGATTTCTTTGAAATGCCTGAAGTTAAAGGATTGTTTGCTCAGATAGCTGCAGAGAAACTACCTCAACTATCTCAAGCTATACAAGCAGCAACAGGTACTACTACAGATAACGCTACATCTATAGCTGCTAATATATTAAATACACAAGGTTCTACTCAATTAACTAATCCGGGTAACTTTGGTCCGGGTAATCAAGCTGCTGCAGGTGGTGGACAAGTACCTAGACCAGTAATGCCGGGTAGTTTAGAAGAAATGAATCAGGTAGGTAGACAGATAGCAGGACCTAGAAGTGGACCTAGAAGAACAGTTGGAGCAGATATGGCTCCGGGAGGTGGTAACTACTAATGGCTAAACAAAATAGCAATAGTTTAGATATAGGATTTAGTAAATTCCTAGATTATGCTACCCTAGCATTAAAGGCAGTAGATAATAGATATAAAGAATTTGAAGTGCCAGAGGTAAAACAAAAACAGCAAAGAGTAGTGAGACCTAAACCAATAAATTTAAATAACCCATTTCAAGGAGATTTTTAAATGCCGTGGATACAAACAGAAGAAGGTGGATTAGTTTGGGAGCCAGAAACACAAGGTAATACTTATATGGGTGGAGTAACTAGCCCTATGTCTTCTCAAGCAACAACAACTAACCCTTATATAAGCACAGTAGCTCCTCCACCAACTCAACCTGAGTTTGATTTTGATAAATCTTATTTTGCACCAGAAGGACCAACTTCTGTAGACGAAGGTCCAAACTTAATGAGTCTTTCTGATATACCACCTAATTTAAATCAAAATATGATAACTGCTCCTAAAGGTTTAACTGATGCTGATTTACCAGTTGAATTTCAAAACGCAGAGCTTAGAAATACTATTACTCAAAATATGTTAAATTCAGCTCCAGAAGCATTTCGTTTGGCAATGATAGCTGGTGGTAAAGATTATATGAATCAAGTACCTGTTGATGAATTTATGAGAAATTATCAAAAAGATGGTATGTATAGTGATGGCTCTATAGAAACTATATTAGCTTTTGCTAATCAAATGGGAGCATCACCTGAAGACATTATAGATATCTATGCTCCGGGTGGAATGAGAGACCCACAAAGAAGGCTTTTAGATAAAGTAGCAGCAGACCCAAGTGGAATAACTCTTAGTAGTGCAGAAAGAGCAGAATATGAATCAATAGTAGCTGCAATAAATGCAGGTACACTTTATTCTCCATATGCTCTTAACGTGCTTAATATGGAACGACCTGATTTAGGTCTTAATCCAATGGAAACTACGGTAGGTCCTGATGGAAATATGATTGGAAGTGGTTTGCCGGGAAGTCAAGTTCAAGGTTTTTCACCTGCTGAACAAATACAAGCACAAGATTATTTACGAGAAATACAAAAATATTTAACAGGTTTAACAGAGGTGGTTCCAACATTACCTACTAACTTAGCACGAACTTATGTAGACGCAGCAGGTATACAACAACCTACCCCTGAATACCAAACAATATTAGATGCTTATCAAGGTGCACTAGCAGAACAAACTGGTAGAGAAATGCAACAAACTGAATTTGATAGAGAATTGCAACTTCAACAAAATCAGTTAGATGCTGACTCAGAAGCTTTAGCAAAAACATTAGATTCAAATAATTTTGCTGCTTACATACAAGCTTATAATAATGATAATAATATTACGCTTCAAAAGTATTTAGAAAGTAGAAATAATTCTCTTGAAAGATTTAGAATAGAACAATCGCAACAGTTAGCAAGAATTACTGGGCAAACTGACAAAGAAATACAACAAATGATTTCTTCAGCTCAGCAATATGTAGCAGAAAGAAATGGAATTAGTGCTAGAGAAGTAGCAGATATACAAGCTGGTGTTGCAAGGCAAGTAAGTGCAGATGAAATTTCTATTGCTAGTATTCAGCAGCAAATGCAACAAGAAATTGCTAGATTAACTGGATTAGATGAAAGATATATAGCAGACCAACAAGCTGAAGCTCAAAAAAGTATAGCAGCAGACAATAGGGCTGCAGAAGAAAGAATAGCATTAGAAAGCAGAACTGCTAACATTGCAATCGCACAAAGCACTAATACAGCAGAAACTGAAATAGCAAAAATAAGTGCAGATGCACAAATACAGATAGCAGAAGATAATAGAATATCTCAAGAAAAAGTAGCTCTAGCAAATTCATTAAATGTAGTTGCAGCAGCAGAAGCTACAGGTTTAAGTCAAGAAAAAGTTGCACAGATTCAAGGAGATTATAATAAAGCAGTAGCAGAAGCCACTGGATTGTCAGCACAAGAAGTTGCAAAAATACAAGGATTATCTCAAGAGCAAATAGCTAAAATTAAAGCAGCATCTGAAGTTCAAGTAGCTCAACAAGCAGCTCAAGCACAAACAGGTGCAGCTCAGTTAGGAGCAGCAGAACAAAGATTTGCAACTACTACACAAGCAGGAACAGAAAGAGCTATTGCACAATTACAAGCTGATACACAAACAAGAATAGCTCAAATACAATCTGATACTAGCAGAGACCAAGCAGCAAAAAATTTAGAAATAGCAACTGTTCAACAACAAGCTCAGGAAGCTATAGCAAGAATACAACAAGAAGGACAATTAGCTATTGCTCAACAACAGACTAATCCGTTTGGGTTATCTGCTGAAGAATATATGGCTATGCAAACTGCTCCGGGTGCAGTAAGTCCTGCAGATACATTAAGTACTGAGCAATATATAGATTTACAAAACTCACTTGCTAGAGGTGGTTTAAGTCCAGCACAACAAATTCAATTATATGAAGCACAGCAACAAGCACAAGCAAGTGCTCAAAGAGGAGGATTAACTCCACAAGACTTTATTAGTTTGCAAGAATCTGTAGCAAGAGGTGGTCTTACACCTGAGCAAAGATTAGCTGAACAACAACAAGGTCAATCAGTACAAGCATTAACTGCATTATTAACATTATTATCTAACCCTAGTGCTTTAGGTGCACTATCTACACTATCATCAGGTCAGACACCATTTGGTGGTGCAATACCTAGTGCAGCAGCATTACAGGGTAGGTCAAATGAGTTCTTAAACTTCTTACAAGGAGCTTTTGGAGCAGCAGGTGTAACTCCTTCTGCTTTAGTTAATTTAATACAAGGAGTAACTCCAGCAGGAGTATCTAATCCATTTGGAGCATTAACTGGTCAGGTGGCGTAATGGTATCGCCATTTAGAAATCCTTTTGATAATGAACCTACTGAAAGAAGTAGCAGATGGTCTTTTTTTAAGACTAAACAACAACAGATAAAAGACAGAAGGGATGCCCAAAGAAGACAAGCTCTTGCTAATCAACAAGCAGTATTTCAAAGACAAAATTTTACTCCTACACCTATACAAGATATAAATGTTGATAATTTATTTGAAGGTGCACAATCTGAAGCACTTATAGCTCAGGCAAATGCAAATAACCCTAATCCTGCACTTAGAGAAGAAAGTAAAGGTTGGTTTAGTACATTAATGCAAAAATGGGATGATAAAACTGTAGAATTTGCAGGTAGTTCGTTAAATCCTTTTAATGCAGTAATTAACTTATATAATCCTTCTGCTGCTAGACAAATAGAATTGAAAAAAATGCGATATAAAAAAGAATATATTGCATCTGGTCTAACAGATAAAGAAGCTGGAAGAAAAGCACAAAGAGCTGCTTGGAGAGAAACAGATATATCTCAAGTTAAAATAGCTGGAAAAACTATAGACCCAATTAAGTTTATGGGTGAAGTTGTTTCTGACCCTACTAACTTAGTATTTTTTGGTGCAGGTACTGCTTTAAAAGCTGCAGTAAAAGGTGGTGCAGCAATAGGTAGAAAACAATTAAAACTAACTGGTGCTAAGTTTGCAGATACAGGTAAAACAAAGACAGGCAATATTAAAGATATGGTATTAGAAGATGAGCTTATAACTAATCCCGGTTTTTATTGGCAAAAACAAGCAGCTAGTGAATTAGATAAAACCTTTTTTCAAGGAGGAACTTTTGCACAACAAACTGCTGCTAGAAAAACATTTAGAAAATATTTATATGAACCTGAAAAATTAACTGAAAAAAACCTAAGAGATATTTATAACGACACAACAATATCTAATGCTTTAAGTAGATATAAAGCAGGAGAAATAAGTACAGAATCTTATGCAAGAAAAATGACTTATGAAAAATTTGAAGAATTATACAAAGCACCGATAGTTAAAACTAATAAACAATTTTTATCAAATCCTAAGTCAGACTATCAATATTTAGCTTTACAGGGTACAGCAGACAGTGCTGATTACATAACAGATTTAAAAGCTATGGGTTATGCTCTTGCTAATACTAAATCAAAACTAATGGCACCTTTAAGATTTGGCTGGAAATATATTGACCCTGCACCTTTTCAAGTAAACTCAAAATTAGGTAGAGCTTTATTAATACATGGTGCTAGAGAAAACGATAACAAAGTTTTAGTAGCTAATGCAGTTAGAAAACAAAAAGAACAATGGAAAAAATTAAGTTTAGGTGATGATATAGACCTTAATAATTTGCCAGAAGAAGGAGCATTTGAAGCTTTAATAAATCCTAAATACGATTTTGCAGCAAATGGAAAAAATAAAGAAGCATTAGATTATTGGGGTACTTTTTTAGAAGAAGCTTTTGATGACACTGGTAAGTTAGCACCTCATATAAGAGCAACTAAAGCACAAGAAGAAGGGCTTAGGAAGATTCTTGATGGATGGGGAGAACACGCAACACATTTAGTAGAAAATGGAGTTTATAGTCCTCAGCAAATGGGTCTTGCTGTAAAAACAGCAAAAGATGGAAGTCTTTATTATGAACAAGATTTATTGCAAAGTGGAAGACGTTATGTAGGTCATATAGTTGAATCTATGGGTGATAGAGAATTAAGAAATCCTGTAGTTAATTTTACTAGAGCTTCTGGAGAAAGACCAAGAAAATATGCAAGTGATTTTACAAATGCTTTAGATGATGAAATTGCAGAATTAACAAGAGACCAAGCAAGAGAAATGGGTATTAAATACCTTAATAATCCTATATCTGTTTACGACATAAAAAGTGGTGAAATAATGGATAGAATAAATGATGTTGCTTTTATTAACAGAATGAAAATACTTGGAGATAAAAGATTCCAAACAAGTGATAGTTATCTTGCTGTAAAGAAAAAAATAGCAGACGTAGAAGATACTTTTAATAGTATTGTAAAAACAATAGAAGAAACATCTTTTAATCCAAAAGCAACAGGTAAAAAAACTTTTCTAGCAGCCGGAGTAAATGAATTTGGAACAGAGCTTAAAACTATTTTACAAAACGTAGATGCTGATATAGCACCTGAAATAGAAGGCGTAACTAAAAAAATGTTAGAAGTTTTAGATGGTCCAATGAATCAAAGAGCTAGACAGTTAGAAAATGTTGAAAACGAATTAGCAACTGTAATAACCAAGATGGATGAAGAAGGAGCTATTATTTCAGAGCTAAGAAGAACATTAAATAAAGGTTTGCCTGCTTTACCACCAATAGATTTAGAAAAATCTACTAGGTCAAGAATAAAAACAGTATTAGGTGGTGCATCTCATAAAATAATGGAAGGAAAAGGAGAATTTGATGTTAATACTTTACTTAATATAAGAAACCAAAAAATACTAGAAGATGTTGTAGGTTCTGCAAAAATTGATGCTAATTACCCAATAAGAGGTAAAGATATAGGAACTCCTATTTCTGCAAGAAAAATTGTATTACCAAAAAATATTGATGAGCTAAGACAATTAAGAAAAGACTTAAAAAATGTTCAACAAAAAATGGTAATGAGAAATTACTCAAAAGCTGTAATAGCTAATGTTAATGAAACAGAAAGAACAGTATTTAGATTAATAAAAGAACATAACGCTACATCAAAATTAAAAGTTAACAGAAAAGAATTAGACCCGATAAAAGATGTGTTAAATAAACTAGACGAATTGCAATTAGACAATCCTTTAGTAGTGCAAAAAATTAATAATCAAGATTTATTTAAAAATCTAAATGATTTGGTAAGAGGATATACCAATTTAAAAAGTAGAAGAATAGCAGATAAATTTAAACAACAATTAATTAGAGAAAGTAAGATTGTAGTAAACACATTAGATGATTCTATTAGAACTAAAAATGAACTAGCTGAAAAATTAATTGATGCAGTTGGTTCAATAAACAATAACCCAGAATTAGCAAAAAAATATTTTGGAAATTATTTTACTAAAAAAGGCACATTTAGACAGTCTGTTATGAAAGATATTGATACGCATTTTCCAGCAATATCAGATATATTAGTAAAGTTCCAACAAGACCCTCAATACTTAAATGATTATAAAAAAGGATTAATAAGTTTACAAAATGATTTATTGCCTATAGTAAAACAAACACTAGCTAAACATCACGAAGACCTTAGTAAAATAAAATTAAGTTATTACAAAAGAAAAGACCCAGAAGGTATTAGAAAAACTTCATTGTTTGGAAAACAAATATCTGGAATAGAAGAAACACAACGATTAAAAGATGCTAATTTAACTAATGTTAATTTAAGAAATGGTATACCTACAAAAGAATTAGAAAATTATTTGTTTAGTAATGCAGATAAAACACGAATAGAAAAATTCTTTGGTCAAAAACAAGGACAGGGATTTGCTGGTAAATTTGGAGCATTACTTGAAACTGCTGGAACTGTAGGAGATATTATTAGATTAATGAAAGTAGGTTATGACTTAGGTGCTCCGTTAATTCAAGGTTTACCATTGTTAGTTACAAATCCTGCAGGTTGGGGTAAAGCGTCATGGTATCACTATAGAACATTTGCTCAAAGCAAAGAAGCAGTAGCTGGTTATTTTGCTAAAAACTCTCATGTAATAGATGAAATGATAGAGTCTGGTGTAGAAATATCAGGTGAAGGATTAGATTATTATAGTGCATTTAAAGATGGAACATTGTTTAATCAAGTATTAGAAGGTACAGATAAGCAAATAGCAAAAATACCAATATTAGGAAGAATAGTAGATAAAAATGCAGGTTTATCTGGCATTACCAGTAGATTTAATGATGCTTTTGATGTTTTTGGAGATATAGCAAGAATAGAAATGTATCAAGCATTAAAAAATGTAGCTATTAAAAAAAGCATAGGTGGTGGTGTTATAAGACGTACAACAACTGAAAGTGCTGTACCTGATGGCACAGATTTAGGCATGATGCAATTAGCTGATACTGTAAACAAAATGACAGGTGTTTTTAATTCAAGAGCTAGAGGAGCTAATAGGTCTACTATGGCTTTTGATAGGTCATGGGCATTCTTTTCTCCTAGATATACAAGAGCAAGTACAGCATTAATAGCTGATGCTTTAATAGGTGGAGGTAGTAATGTTACTGGTTATGCTGCAAGGCAAACTTTATTTAGAATGCTTAATGCAGGTATGATAGCTTATGTAGGTCAGGTACAGTTACGAAGAATGATGGAAGAAGAAGCAGGTGTGCCTGAAGAACAAAGAACAAAAGCTTATTTAGACCCTAGACCTGTAGCTGAAGGTGGAGATGGTGGTAAATTTATGAAAATAAGAATAGGAAGTGAAGGCAGAGAAAGCTATGTGGGTATAGGTGGTTTTTGGACTGGTTTCTTAAAACTTGCTTCTAATATAGCACTTGACCCAGCTTTTAGAGGAGATAAATCAGATTCTCCATTATTTATGACAGATGAAGTAGGTAAAGGCACTACAGCTAGTTTACTTAGTAATCCTATAATTCAGTGGCTTAGAGGTAGGCAACCTCCTACTTCTGGTTTAATGTGGGATTTAAGTTTAGGTCATGACTTCATAGGTAATCCTTTAGAAACTAAAACAGATTGGGGTAAACATTTAGGTAAACAAGCTGTTCCGTTTTGGGTAGAACATGGATTTATGACTGGAGACGAAAATAAATGGGATAGACCAGCAGGTATGTTTGCTGAATTAAGTGGTTTTCAAGCAAATGAAGTTTCAGACTGGCAGAACTTACAAGACTTAAAAGATGAGTTAGCTATGAAACATCATGGAGTTATGTGGGATGATTTACCTATATTACAGCAAGAAGAAATTAAAATGGCTACAGTTGGAAGCTCTGATGATATTCAAGTTATAGAAGATAAAATATATGATGAAAGAAAACAATATCCATTAGGAGACAAAGCTCAAAAAGTTATGCCTGAGTGGTTTAGGATTATAGATGATATACAAGCAGACTTTGACGAAAAAGCTGTAGAAATAGATTCTGCTTTAGATAATAACGAAATAGATGTGGCTATGTATGTAAAGCATATGAATGCTATAAGCAGAGAAAAAAGGTTATCACAACAACAACTTAAACAAGAAGAAAGATTTAAACCTTTATATAAAAACTTTGAATATCAAACTATAGACCAAAAAACAGGTGTTGCTGATTACTTTTTTAATGAATATATGAATTTAATATCAGATAGTGCTCAGTTTTCTTTATTGCCTCAAAATTTACAAGATATAGGTCTTATGGATTCTGACATGATAGATTGGGATGCAAAAGCACAAGCTATAGCTAATTTTGAAGATAGAGTTGGACCACAAGTAATGGAATATATAAATAAACGAATGAATACTAAACCAAGAGTAGGTGATGTTCCACACCCTGTATACGAAGAATACTTAAGAGGTAGAGAAAAGTATCTAAATGATTACTATCAAAGGGTAGAACAAGAAGCTTTAGCTTTAAGAGGTGATGAAGCAATAGAACAATGGAATAGTTACAAAAAATCATCATATCCTGTTAGAGAAGAAATAGAAAGAGGCAGCCCTCTTATTAAACAGATTTTGCGTGATATTAATAAAGCTAGACAACTACTTAGAAAAAATAACCCAGACTTAGATGCTTTTCTATATAGATTTAATGTAGGTGGAACTACTACCCTACTACATAGTTATAATAAGTCAGACTATAGAAAAGGTGAACTAGCTCAACCGTTTCCTATGGAAAGATACACTCCCGGCTTTACAACAGATTAAATATAGAGTTAAACTATAGACAATATTAATTAAGTAAGTGAAAGGCTACGGCTAATGACTACCGAAGATAGTGCTAAGGCACAAGAGCAGAATACTAATGAGGAAGCTAAGGCTATAGAACAAGTTAGTGATGATGTAAAAAATGCTGTTGAGGAAGCAGTTAATAGTCCAGAGACAGAGGAAGCACCTTTGACTCGTGCAGATTTAGATGCGTGGGCTGCAGAACGGAAAGCTGTGTTTGACCAAGCTCAAGGTAGAGCTCAGAACATAACACAGGAAAAAATAAAAGAAGTTCAAGATGCAGCAAGGCAAGAAATTAATTCTGCAGTACAGGACTTAGAGGATATGCTTGATGATGATGCTAAGGAAATGTTTAGGCAAAAAAGAGCTCAAAGAGAAGCTCAAGAGCAACAAGCAGAAATGCAAGAAGCTATAAAGTTTTATAAAGAAGCTAAAAATAATGCTAATAATATATCCCAAACAACATTGTCAAAAGAAGAACTGGGTTCTTTAGAAGATGGCATAAATGCTGTTGCTAAGAATTTAGGGGTATCTATTACTGCTAGGGATAATAGTGTGTGGAATGGTTGGACTACAGATATGAATTATAATGATTCTTTAGCTCTGGCTACTAAAAACATTAGTGCTATGGCTAAATCTGGTTCTACTACTCAAACACCTAAACCTAAAGGTAACGTACCACCTTCTACTCAAGGAGCTCCCACTACAGCCAAAAAGTTGTATAACAATCAAGCAGAACTAGCGAGAGCTTTTTCATCAGGTGAAATTGATTTACAACAATTCAAAGAATTAAAAAATAAACTTTAAAAAGGATAAATAATGGCTACAGGATTGACGCTATCAGACTCATCAAGTCTGGAGGACATGAGTGCCATAATGATAGCTAACGCTATCGCTAATATTGAACCTGCTGGACCAACAAACCAGTTAGTAACTCGTTATGATATTCCTAAAGGGGTAAAACAAATTAATGTTCCTCTATGGGGTAGAAACGATGCTGCTGCTTTGACAGAAGGTGTAGATATTTCTGTTCCACAACAACTTGGTGTAACTGTAAGAAACCTAACTGCTACAGAACATGGTTTACTTACTTTTGTATCAGACAAGCTTGTGAGACAGAATAACGAATCAGTTATGGCTCATGTCGGAGAAGTTCAAGGAAACGCTGTTGGAAGATTGCTAGAAAGCGATTTAATAACATTGTTTGACGGATTCTCAGTTTCAGCACCGGGTGCAGGAAACGCTGGTACTTTTTACCACGTTGCAGGTGCTGTTTCATACTTAAAAACAGATAATAACTCATCTTTCGGACCAGCTCCGGGCACACCTAATGGTGTATTCCACCCAGAGCAAATCAGAAGATTTGTACAAGAATCTACATCTATTCAAGGTGGTGGTTCAACTGGTATGGCTGCACAGCCTATTCCAGAAGGATACTCTGCCGAAGTACTTAGAAACTACTACAGAGGTAATGAACAGATATTTAACGTACCTATTTATGAATCTGGTGTAATTTCTAGGGATGGCTCTGGAGATTCAAAAGGTGCTATTTTCGCAAGAGAAGCACTAGCACTAGCTATGGAAACTGAAATCAGTGCTGAAGAAGAAAGAGACATTTCATTAAGAGGAACTGAAGTTGTAACCACAGGTAACTGGGGTGAACTTGAGATTGTTGATACTTGGGGTGTTGAATTCTATTCTGCAACTGACGCAGCTTTCAGTTAAGGAATAAATGACTTCTGAAGCAGATATATTTGAATATCAAAGTAAAAGACCGGTAACTACAAGGACTGGTTTTGGTGGATTAGATTTATCTGCTGAAGAAGGGCAATTCACAGTTATTTATGATGGCTGGGATGGAACTCCATTTAGAGTTAGAAACATAGAAGTTGAAAGATACTTAAGTAAGACTAAAAATCAAACTACAGTAGATAAAGACGGAAAGTTTAAAATTATAGGTGAATCTATACCAGCATTCGTTAAGAATAAAGAAGAAGCTAAAGTTGTCTCTGGTGATACGAAAGGATTTATAACCCCTAGTAACGCCAACGCATATCGCAAGAAAGGTAGGCGTGGAGGCAAGAGAGCAAGGAGAAGAAATGTTGTTAGAAACTAAAACGATTGAATCAATTTGGAACGATACAGTTAATACTATAAAGATAAGTGATGCTAAACAAACCTATCAGGATTATTTAGATAAACATAATTTAGAAACATTACCTGTTCCAGAGTGGAGCAATCAGGTTGATATGGCATATTTTTGGTTGCAATCTAGCGTCAACGGACAGCTTGTCTGGGAAAAAACTAAGGCAAGGGCTACTTGGGATAGTGTTGTCAGGTTAATTGAGAAAGGTGCTCTCTTTGCTCCCCCTGAGGTAGAAGCAGAAGATAGAAGCACTCTCAAAGATGAGCAGCTCCCTGAATTAGAAGCAACTGATGCTTCTTCAAAAAAAAAATGATTAAATGTGGATTTAAATTTAGAAACAATAGAGTGTGTCAGAGAGAATACCAAACTATGGGTAGGTTTCTCACACACCGTAAAAAACATGGAGTATAAATACTATGACAGCAGGTACTAGACAATACGAAAGTGTTAATTCTACTACTACTACTATGTCGGGTAATGCAGACATGACTATCACTGCAGCTAGTGACAAGTTACAAATTGTTGACCCCGGAGGTAGTGCTAGGAACTTAGACCTTATTTTTGTTGATGCTTCTGAGACTGGTGTAACAACTGGTTTCGCTGAAGTGTACATACAGAATGAGGCTGATGCAGATGAAGCACTTACTATTAGAGATGGAAACAACTCTGATAATGCTATTGGTGTTCTTGACCAGAACGCTGGTGGATGGTTCAAATTTGTTGCAGGACAATGGGTGTCTTCAACATCTGGACTTAACTAAAAATTGAATAATATTATTGGTGGGTGGTTTGTTAAAGTTACAAAAGTTCTAACTCCCCAAATTTAGACCTCTCAGTTTACAGCTCTGCTGCCCACCGGTAATTAATATATATAGGAGAACAATATGTCATCAGGACACGAAAAATTAGCTGTTGATGCTACTGTAAGAACATTACAGTCTGTTCCAGCTGCATCTAATTATGCAGCAGGTAAATGTGAAACAGCTTCAATTAGATTTAGAACAGACGGCACAGACCCAGCAACTGCTACAGGTGTGCTAATTAAAGCAGATGAAAACTTTAGAATTTACGGTAATGATGTTTTAAATCAAATTAAATTTGTTGAAGCTACAAGCACAGATGCTGTTATTAATGTATCTTATGGTATTGATAATAGTGGAAAACACGGCGTAGAAGTCGGTTAGTATGTCAAACAAATCTAGCGACAAAAATATATTTAAATCAAAACAGGAAGTAACTTGGGTTGATACAGTCATTGAAAAAGATGGTGTAAAGAAACAAGTTTTTATTCCTGACACTCATGATGCTTATGGAGATAAAAAATCTGTAAAACAAATTACTGAGGATTTTGTAGGTAAACACAGTGATAATCAGACTGCTGTTAAAGCAGGAGAAGATGCTCAAAGGCAATTAGAAGAAACTGATTTTAATTCTGTTATTAAAAAAATAAGAGAAGATAAATGGAAGTCTCAAAATAAAATGATGGACATGATGGTTCATACTGATAAAACAACTGGAGAAACTACAGGAGCAACTATTACTTTTATGACTACAAATAGTGATGGACTAAGCTACCCTAGAAATGTACACTTAGACCAAACCGAAATACAAAAGGTAATAGAAAGAACAAATGGAGGTAGCTAGTGACTACCACAACAGTAAATACAATTTTACCAGAGTTTGCAGACTCCATAGGTGCTTATGTAGGCTCTTTTAGCACAACTACTACTATTACTACTAATACATCTGTTATATCTACAGGACTTAAAGATATAGGTTTTACAGATGACGATGTATTAAATGATTTTTTTATAAGAATTACAAGTGGTAATAATGATGATGTAATAAGACGTGTATCTGATTACACAGGTAGTTCAGGAACTATTACAATTACAGGAACTAATTTAACTGCAGATAGTGGTACAGGCACAACATTTGAAATTTACAGGTATGACCCTAATCAATTAATTAATTCACTTAATGCAGCATCACGAAGGTCTTTTCCTACACTACATAAAGTAGTACATGATAGAACATTAACTACTTCTTACCAACAATATAGATATACTAGACCTAGCAGCATTATGCCTAGATATGTTAGACAAGTATACATAGTTCCTAAGTTTGACGTAAAAACATATTCTGAAAATATAATAAATGATTTAAATTGTGATTTTGAAGAAAGCACATCTAGTGTTCCTGACGATTGGACAGACTCAGCTAATATTACTGACGCTATAGAACTAGATACTACAGACCCTAATAACAATATGGTTTACAGAGGTAATAGTTCAGCTAAACTAACTTGTGCTGCTTCTAGCACAGGAACTTATACTTTATCTGTAAACAGCCCTACTAATTATGAATCAGAGGAGTTAAACTTCTCTATATGGGTATATTCAAAAAACGCAGACCTTGTATCGCCAATGATACAAATAGATTCAGATACGGCTGTTACAGGAACAGCCCATTCTGGAGGTGGCTGGGAAAGATTGACAGCATCTACGACAGCATCAAACATTGGAAGCACTATAAAAGTAGGTCTAAGTTTCGGGAGCAACGGCAGTATTTATACTGTGTATGCAGACGAAGCTATGCTGACTTCTGGTTCAACTGAAGTTCCATTAGGTAACGAAAGCATAATACATGATTGGAGAGAAGAAGGAGATTATATTAGATTTATAGGTACTCCTGTTAGTTTGTATCAAATGCACGTTGTTGGTGTGGCTCATTTAGAAACACTAAGTACTACTGGTACTACTACAATTACTTTAGAACCACATCAAAGAGATTTATATTATTCTTACGCAGCAGAAAGATTCTTTGAGGCTGAATTAGACCAAACAAGTTTTGAAGACCAAACAGCAATACTAAGAACTATTCAGCACTACAGAAATAGACGAGAAGAAGGTGTTGGAGCTATGATAATGCCTTCATTAAAAAAAGGTGTAACTAGCTAATGCCAAGTAACTATGATGTAAAACTAACTAAAACAGATGGTAGTTCTAATCAAGTATTAATTACATTAGATAGAACTGCAGATAGTGGTGGTTACTCTGTTGAACATTTATCACCAGACCCACCTAGACAAGCTGTTGATGCAGCAAACTATCAACAACAGTCTCCTGATTTAGGTTTAGTGTATGACCAAGATTCTTTTCATAGAGGGTTTGGGCAAACTATTATAGAACGATTTGATACTGCAGATACAGCAAACAGAGCTAGAACTCAATACTTTTATAGTGATGGCGTACTAGGAATGTTTAAAGGTGAAGCTACTATGGGTTATCAAGAAGATGATGTAGACCTTTTATTAAGAAATGGTAGATTTGAAAATGGTAGTGTATCAGAATGGACTGGTACTAATGTAACTATAGCTTCTGAAACCGGTACTGTAAGAAATGGTAATTATAGTTTAAAAGCTACAGTAGGTTCTAATAACGGAACAATTACTCAAGCGTATAGTGGTAGTGCAACACCCCTGAGAAGCCGAGAAATGACGTTTGTAGCGTTTGTAAGGCGTGAGAGTGGGTCAGGTACCATAACAGCTAAGATAGTTGATTCTGAGGGAACTACGACAGGCACGTCATCTACTTCAGCAGCAGCAAGTGATTGGGAAGTAATTTATGCAACAAGAACTATAGATTCTAGTGCAACAAGTGTTACCTTTACTTTAACAGCTAGTACAGCAAGTGATATATTTTATATAGATGATATAGGCGTAGTGCTTACTGGTGGAACTACCTTTACTACTCCATTAGAATTTAAAGATAAAATATATATAGCTTGTGGTAGAGCTTTATATGAATGGGATGATAGTAATGTATATTGGAAAGCTGTGTATGTTGATGCTGCGTACACTATAACTGATGTAGAGTCTTTTGATAATGCACTATATATAGGGTTTGGAACAAGTCAGGTCTATTACAGAAGCACAGATGCAGAAACATGGGCTGTACCTTCTACTAATTCAGGTAATGGTAGATATGCAGAATATTTTGCAAAAGGTAGAAACGCAAGTGGCGACCTTGCATTATTTAAAAGTAGAACAAATCAAATATCCGTATCAACAGACCCTAGCGATACAGCTAACTGGGGAACAGAAATACAATGTGGAGACCCTGACCGAGATGTAACTAATTTGTTTTCATCTAATGATATTGTATATGTAGGTAGAGAAGATGGTTTATTTGCTTACGATAGAGCAACTAATAAGTTTAGAGATTTGCAGCCTGAAGCTAACTTTTTTCCTGACACAGATAACTTTGCAGTAGCAACTGGTAGGTCAGGTTCTATATTTGCTTCTGGTGGAGACCAATCTTTTTGGCAAATACAATCAGGGTTTTTTGATGGAGCTTATCAGTGGAATGATTTATCCTATTTATTTAAAGCATCAGGTGTATCTGGTTTTGGTGGTAGAGTATCAGCTTTAGCACAAGACAGAAATAATTTATTTGTTGCACTAGCAGACGACCTAGAAGCTGAGACATCTTTTCCTTACGACTTTCCTTTTAGTTTTGCTGGTGCACAAAAATCTCAAACTATTAGATTGCTTAGTGTAAGGTCTCAACAAGAGAGTGCTGGTCAACAGCCTGAAACTATAGCACATACTATATCTACATATAATGTAAGTTCTATATCAGCTATGGGTAAATTTAAAGGTGATGTAAGAACAAGTTTGTTTGTGTGTGGGAATAAATCAGAAGATAGTTTGTCAGCTATATCTAATGATACTTTACCTAGAGTTGTGAGAGTGCGTATGCCTATTAGAAACGAAAACCCTTCTGTAAACTCACTCACAGAACAAAGACTAACAGGTAATTTATTTACAGGTTATCTTAATTTTAACTTTCCAGATGTAAACAAATCTGCTGTTAAGTTAAGCATAACTGGGCAAAACTTAGATTCAAACAAGTATATTACTGTATATTATAAAACTGATGATGCAAGTAATGATGACACAAGTGGTTGGACTGTATTTGGTAGTGATGGAAAATTTACATCGTCAGGTCAAACAATAACATCTGCTTTGCAACTTAATTTTAAACGTATTAGATTTAAGATAAGTTTTACTAGCAATAGCAATGGTACTGGACCAAAACTAACTGGTTTTGTATTTCATTCTATGTGGAATCCAATAGAATATAGACGTTGGATAGTTAGTACTAAACTAACAGATAGACGTAGTTTATCTATGCGTAGAGTTAGAAACAATACTTTAAGACTAGCTGACTTAGGTAATTTAGAGACCTTGAGAAAAGAACCACTTATACTTTATACTGATATAGATGGCAGTAGTCATTATGTAAATATGCGTTATGCAGATGAACTTATAAGAAGTAGAACGCAATCTACTAGAAATATTAAGCAAGAACAAACTAGAAGGTTGCTACTACAACTTACGGAGGTTAAAACTAGCTAATGGCAAAAGAATTTAAACATGATAGCGTAGGTACTCAGCTTACACAAAATGAATATGAGTCAACTACTGGGCACGTTATAGCCTCACAAGCAGTTGGAGATATAGTATATGCTAGTACAACTAGCCAATTAACAGGCTTAGCTATAGGAGAACAAAACCAGATACTTACTGTTAGTTCTGCTGGTATTCCTGAATGGGTAACAAGTATAACTTTAGGTGATGGTGATGCTGAAGATGTAGCTGTAATTATAGATGGTAATGCAGTAGATTTTCATATTGGTTTAGATGATAGTGCTGACGATTTAGTTATAGGTACTGGTTCTACTTTAGGAACAGCAACAGCAATTAGCATAGATGGTGGTGGCACATTAGCTACTACTTTTTATGGAGATGTAACACTAGGGGGAACTACCCCTACTTTAACAATAGGAGATGCTGGAGCAGAAGATACTGCAATAGTATTTGATGGTAACGCCCAAGATTTTTACATAGGACTTGATGATTCTGCAGATGATTTAATAATAGGTTTAGGTAACACAGTAGGTACTACTCCTGCTATTTCAATAGACGAAAATAGAAATGTTACGTTTTCTGACGGAAGCATAGATATAGATATAGCATCACATGATACTTCTAACGGATTAAAATTAGGAGGTACTTTAGTTACTTCTACTGCAGCAGAATTAAATATACTTGATGGAGTAACATCTACAGCTACAGAGCTTAATATTATGGATGGAGATACATCTGTAGGTACAAGCACAGTAGCAGACGGAGATGGAATCGTAACTAACGATGGTGGCACTATGAAGCAAACTACTGTTCAAACATTTGCTACATACTTTGCTGATGAAATAACTGCTATGTCTAACCTAGTTACAACTGGAGCTTTAAACTCAGGCTCAATTACTTCTGGTTTTGGAAGCATTAACATAGGTAGCTCTACCCTAACTACATCAGGTACTACAGATTTAGGAGCTACTACAGTAGATAGTCTAAGCGTTTCTGATGCAAACATAACTAATGTAGGAGATATAGCATTAGACAGTATTAGTGCTGATGGTAATGATATTAATATTGCTATGACAGATAACAGGAGCACAGCTCTTACTATCAAAGAAAGCACAAACTCTTATTTAACATTTATTACTACTAACAGTAGTGAAAAAATACAAGTTCACCAAGCATTAGATATTGATGCAGCTTCTGATTTTGGCAGTAACGCTATGACTAATGTAAACATAGACAGTGGAGCAATAGATGGAGTAACACTAGGCTCTAACTCAGCTATTACTACTGCTACTATAGATAATGTAATTATAAATGGTACAACTATTGGTCATACTGACGACACAGATTTAATTACTTTAGCTGATGGTATAGCTACAGTAGCTGGAGAAGTTTCAATGACTACCCTAGATATAGGTGGCACTAATGTAACAGCAACAGCTGCAGAACTAAACTTATTAGATGGTGGAACATCAGTAGGTGGTTCAATAACATTAGCAGATTCTGATGGTGTTGTAGTAAATGATGGTGGAACAATGAAAACTATTCCTGCATCAGATGTAAAGACTTATGTAGGAGCAGGTGATATTACAGGCGTAACAGCAGGTGATGGTATTACTGGTGGTGGAACTTCAGGTGGAGTTGAAGTTTCAGTAGACTTAGGCACTAACTCTGGTTTAGAAATATCTAGTAACAAGTTACAAATTGCAAAAGGTATATCAGAACACGATACTGCACAATTTGGTGCAGGTGTTGATGACGGAGATTTTCTTAAAATTAGTAGCACTAGCGTAGTAGGTAGAAGTACATCAGAAGTATTATCTGACATAGGTGCACAGGCAAGTTTAACATTTGGAATATCAAATACTAACGCAGTTAAAATTGATGCTGCTGATGTAGGTGATGATGAGTATGCTAGATTTACAGCCAATGGTTTAGAAAGTAGAACTGCAGCAGAAGTAGCTGCAGACATAGGACCTAGCGTATCTGACTTGCATGGAGCAGGTGTTGATGGTTCAGCTAACCAACTTCTTACAGATGACGGAGATGGAACTGTTACATCTGAATCTAACCTTACGTTTGATGGTAGTACATTAACAGTAACAGGAGATTTAACTCCTTCAGGTACAATATCACTTGCAGATGCTAAGCAATTAAGACTTGGTGGTTCACGAATGGCTACAGCAGAACCAGCAACTGATGATACTGGTTACGGAATAGTAGTTGGATTTGATAGTGCAGGTTCAGTAACTTTAGGAGATGCTGTGTGCATTAACTCAAGTGGTCAGGTAACACGAGCAAACGCAGCAAATGGCAGCACAACAGACCCAGCAATAGGAATAGCAACAAACACAGCAAGTAGTGCTGGTGATGATTGTTATGTATTAATACATGGTATATGGAGAGATGACAATGAAACTATTGATGAAGGTAAACCAGTATATGTAGGAGAATCAGCAGGAGCAATAACAAAAACTAGACCAAGTGATGCTGGAGATTTAATACAAGTATTAGGTATAGGTGTAGGAGATGGCACGTTTTTAGTAATGCCTAGCTTAGATGTAATAGAACACGCATAATGGCTAATCAAGTAAACAAATTAAATGCAATAGCAATAGGAAGCATAGCAAAAGTTAATGGCTTAACAGATGCTAACATTGAAAAAATAAATGGGTTAGAGTTTACTGGCACAATAGACATATCAGTAGTTACTGGTTACACACAAGTAGCAACTGCTGGTAGCTATAGTTGCAATATGACATACGATGAAGATAATAACTATGTATATGTACAATATCCTAGAAATGGTGGTGGTGGAGCAGCAGTTGTAGGTGCATTTAATTCTACTGACCAAGATATAGATTTTGGTTCTGAACAAACTATAGAGTCATCTAACGCATTTTCTGGTAACTCTTGTGATTACGATAAGGTTAACGACAGAGTGTGGACTACTTGGATTGGTGGTAGTGGTAATGTTCTTTATGCAAGATGTGGACAAATTAATTCTGATAAAAGCATTACTTGGGGTGATACATTAACTGTGCAAGATGGTTACAATTCACTAAATAGATATAATCAAGGTTTATTGCAACAAGGATTAGCAGTAGACCAAAACACAGGTAAATGTTTGATTGTTTGGAATAGTGCTGCAGATACAGTTGGCGACAATGCAAGTAACCATCACATGACTGGAGTTATATTAACAATAGATGACCCAAGTGCATCAAGTAGTGATAGCGATTTCTGTGATATATCAGCAGGAAGCCAATCTAGAATTGCAACAAGTGAGAATGGTCAGTTTGGTATGATTAAATGTCATTACGACCCTGATAATCAAGAATGGGTAGCAATAGTAGATAATAGTGGTGGTACTGATGGCATATTTGCTTGTAGAGTTACTGATAATTCGGGAACACCAGCAGTAGCAAACATGACACAATTACTTAATAATTCTGGGCATACATTGCAAGGTTCAAATGGTCATAATGCAAGTAAAGGTGCAACTGGTGGTAGACATGGTGGTCATCATTTTATATATGATACGAGTTCTGACCACTTTATAGTTGGTAGTGCAACTGAAGATGGCAGCACTACACCAAAACTATTTGCATTTGAAAATACTGGTAGTGCTATAAATTGGGATGAAACTGGTATTGCAGTAAGTCATGGAGTTACTATAAGTCAAAGTGGTAAAGGTGGAACTATAGTATACAGTCATGCTAGAGGTAGATTTGCTACACATGGTCAAGATGGCGATGAAAAGTTAGAAATATTTAGTTATAATGGTTCAAGTTTTACAAGCCACAACTCTAGTAGTTTAATTACCATAAGCACAGATGATGACCCTTTTTACAGAGGTGGTGCATCAATGCAAGATATGTCAGCTTTTGCTAATGGTGCAGTAATGATTGTTGGTACTGATTACGATAGCCGACATCCTTACTACATTCTTTTGGAAATGGGTGGTTAGTATGGCTAAAATAATAAAAAGAAAATCAGACAATTTAGTAATA